TGAAGCCCACGTTCTGCGGCATGTAGGCGGACGGCACGGTCTGGATCTTGATGCCGTCGATGGTGCCGCGGTAGCCGCGCTTCACGGCTTCCTCGTTCAGCTGAGCGCCGCCGATGACCACGGAGGCGAGCTGGCAGTTGACGAAGTCGGTCTCGCTGATGAACAGGACGCGGTTGTCCAGCGGGACGAGCTCATTGCTCAGAGCGGCGCCCGCGCCGAAGATCGCGCTCAGGATGTTGGTGGTGTCGAGCGCGGCGGGGGTGGCGTTCTCCTGCACCGCGTTGCCGGTGGAGAGGCCGTGACCGGCCGCCCACTGCTGCAGACGGTACCTGTCGACCTCGGGCATGATGGCGCGGCGGTTGATCATCTGCAGGACCTCGGCAGCACGCTTGATGTTGTACTGCTCGTTGGCGTTGCCCTTATCGATGGACTTGGTGAAGGAGCGGTCCTTCTCCATCGTCAGGGTCTGCTTGGTGTCGCCGACCTCGGTCACGGTGCCGAAGCGGGACGCGCCGCTGCGGGTGTAGTCGGTGAGGCTGACGTCGTCGATGGTGTAGACCTCGATGGCCTTGACACCGGCGAAGTCATAGGCTTTGCCCGCGTAGGCGTCGGTCTTGGAGTTGGTGCTGAAGTGGTTCGCGAGTTTCTTCTGATACTCGGTTACGAGATTGATCGGCATGATGTCACTCTCCTGTGTTCATTTTCACACGCACCGGAGAGCCTCGATGGGTTTCCTGTTACCAGGACTTCAGAGCCTCCTCCCATGCGTCGTCCACGGCGCTGTGGGAGCCGGCTCCGGCCGTCTTCCGGCTGCCGGTGCTTCTTTCTGTGTTTTTCTTATCCTGCTTCAGGGTCTCAAGCTCCTTCTGCAGGCGCTGGTTCTCCGCGCTCAGACGCCGGTTCTCGGCGTTCTGCCACGCGTCCGTCAGGTTCCCGCCTCTGTCGAAGTCCGCCCAGACCTCCGCCGTGATGTCCTCGGCCTTCACGTCCGGGTGCAGCCTGCTGAAGCGCATCACTTCCTCGCGGAAGTGCTCCTGCTTCCCTCTGGCCTCCCGGGCCTCCCGGCTCTGCTGCTCCGACTGCGCCCGGGCCTCCCGGGCCGCCTTCGCCTGCTTCAGGGCATCGTCCTGGCTGAGTCCCGCGGTCTTCCCCATCAGGATCTTCGCCCTCGTGCTGTCCATCAGCACGTCCGGCGTCACTCCTGCGTTGTTCGCGAGCTCCTGCACGAATTCCGCGTAGGCGCTGTTCTCGCTGGCCTGAGCCTCAAGGCCCCGCAGCTCGTCCAGCTTCCCGCGGATGCGGTCATAGTCCAGCCCCTTCTGGGCCAGCGCGATGACCTCGTCGCGTCCGACCGTGCGCGTCTCGTCCAGATGTTTCAGCTCGAAGGTCTGGTCTGACCCCTCGCTCTCCGCGCTCTTTCCGTCCTCGCCCCTGTCTTCCGCTTTTTCCTCTCCCGGCTCCGTGTCCGTCTCTCCGCTCTCCGGCTGGTCTGCCTGAGCGGGAGCCTCTTCCCCGGTCTCCGGGGCGGTCGCCTCTTCGCCGCCTTCTTCGTCGTCCGTGAGCCCGCTGACGTCGATGTCGCTCCAGTCCTCGAATTCACTGTCCGCGCTCTCGGTGGTGATCGCGCCGCTGTTCATGGTCTCGTCCATGCGTTCCTTTCCGCCCCTGTGGTCGGGGGCTCAGTCCCGGCACTGGTCTGTGCCGTCGCCGGACCTTCTTTTTTGTTTTATTCCAAAAGGCCTCTCAGCCTTTGGGTACCTCGCCTGTCTGATTGATCTGCCGCTGCAGCGCGGAGTAGCCGCTGCCGCCCCGGAGCTCAGGCCCCTGCGGCAGGATGGGCATCCCCGTGCCATCCGCGGCCGGTGCGCCGCCCTCCGGCGGCATCCCCATCTGCATCTGCGCCATCTGCTCCTGCTGCGCCCGTCTGCTCTTCAGCTCCGCCACCAGCGCCCGCCGCGCCGGGACGTAGCCGTCCGGGATGCGCTCGAGGTACTGGATGGCGTCGATCTGACCTGCCTGAAGCAGATGGTCAAGGGTCTGGATGGAGGCGATCTCGCTGTAGTAGCTCGACGCGCCCACGTCCAGCTTGATGGTCATCGGGTGCTCCCGCAGCGTGGAGAAATCGAAGTCCATCGTGATGGTGTCCGGAGCCTCGATCCCGGCGAAGGCCGCCGCCTGCCGGACCTGCTCCGGCGTCTCCGAGTCCACCGGCCTCGTGCCGTAGTACTCCGCCATGAACTCCAGATAGATCCGGTAGAGATCCTCCACCGCCTGATACAGGTTCTGCTTCGTGAGCTCCGAGGGGGTCGCCGCCGCCCGCTGCAGGGCGATGATGGCAGAGGTGTTGTCCGCACGGCCCTCGCCCATCGCGGTGCCGGTCGCGCCCATGGACTCCTCGGTGTTCTTCACGAGCTGGGAGATCATGCTGCCGGTCATGGGGTTGAAGGGGCTGCCCTCGAGGATCCGCGCCACGTTGTTCACGTCGCCGCCCGCGATCCCGACCGCCGCTCCCGCCCGGTTGTCCCAGCGGGAGATCAGGGTCTTGTTGTAGATGACCTTCGGGAAGGCCATCTTCGTCGCCGAGTGGATCGACAGCGCCCAGAGCTTGTTGACCGCGATCTGGTTCGGGATGAGCCCGGTGATCATGGCCTGCCCGTGGTAGCAGTCCTTCACATAGTCCCAGTTCAGCCACACCACGGGGTAGAGCCGGATGTTCAGGTCCCAGGGCCCGCGGACGCCGCAGTCCCTGCAGCTCTCGTAGGCCCAGATCTCACCGCTCTCCTCGTCCCGCCAGAGCGTCAGCAGCACCGTCGTCTTGTCGTCGGTCCGCTTCGCGTCGTCGGTCTGCTGCGTGCTCTCGCTGTCCGACTGGATGCTCTCCCAGCCCTCCATCCCGGCCTTCTTCGCCCGGAGCTTCACCCGCCGGGTGATCTCCCGCGTCGCGATCTGGATATACGGCTGGCTCTGCACCTGCCGGTCGTTCGGGTTCCCGAAGTAGACACGGGTGTTGTCGATGACCTCGCTGCGGATGTCGCCCTTCCGGCCCTTCGGTCCCGTGACCTCGGGGTCCCAGTAGGTGTACACGCAGCCGTCGCCGTCCACCGCGGCGTCACGGGCGAAGACCCGCAGCATTGCGGGGACACGGTTGCGCTCCGTGAGGGCCGCGAACTCGTCGTTCACCACCTGCACCGGGCGGATCAGCTCGTCCGTGTTCTCCGTCGCGGCCAGCGCCGAGGCGTTCACGTTGATGTTGTCGGTGGTCACCGTGGCCACCGTGAAGCCCACCACGCGCTTCAGGAAGTTCTCCTGCGGCGTCGGCAGGCCGTTGGCCTCCACGCCTTCCCACTGCTTCACAGATGTTACCCCACCGGCTTTTTATCCGATGGTTCTCACGGTTTCCCGTGAGGTCAGCATATCTTTTCACCCTTGCGGGTGCCCCTGCCTCGTGGCCGGATTATATCTTTTCACCGGCTATGCGTTGCGGCTGGCCAGCCTTCGACTGGCCTTCACCTCTGATTACCCTGCGGGTCGTATGATTCTTGTTGGCTCTCGCGGTGTTCTCACTTCGGGTGAGCCACCGGCAGTTCTCCGGGCAGTAGTCCCCGGCAGGGTCGATGCGGTCGATGCTCAGGTCGTCCGCGTAGCCGTGGGTCATCGCCCACTCCCGGAAGACGCTGTAGTCGTTCCACTCGTCGCAGACCTTCACGCCCTTGCCGCCGTAGAGGTTGTACGCTTCTCTGTTCGGGTTACCGCATCTCTGCCGCATCCCGCACCAGATGTTGTACAGCCTTGTCCGACTGTCGTGCCCCTCACCGTGCGTCCGGTTCCCCCGGCCTGTCTCTGCGACCTTCTCCCGGTGGAGACAGCCGCAGGACTTCGTGTTGCCGCTCCTGAGGTTGTTCCCGGTCGCGATGACCGTCAGCCCGCAGTCGCATACGCACTTCCAGTAGGTCTTGTGTTTCTGAAGTCTGTCGAAAGCGACAACTGTCAGACGCCCGTACTTCTCGCCAATCAAGTCGATCATATTCATCCTCCGTCAGATGTTTTGTACCCGTTTAGGCTTCCAGCTTTTTTCAGGGGTTTTACATCGGCAAGCTATTTACCGATAAAGAAATTTTCGTTGACTCTTACGGTGTCCTCCAGCCGTATCTGCCGGTTGAAGTCCTGACCCTTTTCGTACAGCTTCCACGCCGTCTCATGGTCGGGCTTGTCGGATCTCCCGAACAGCCCCAGCTCGTCGCTCACCGGTCGTCACCTCCGCCCATCGCCACGTCCACGGAGTAGTTGGTCAGGTTCTCGAGGCCTCTCGCGTAGATCTTCTCCGCCTCGGCCTGCGCCTGAAGCTCGTCCGCCGGGACCGCGCCCAGCTCCCCGAGCAGCTCCTGCTCCGTCTTCTTCACTTCCGTCAGGACCTCCCGCATCCCGTTCAGGGCCGCCTCGGCCGTCCGGATGCGGTAGTCCATCTCCGCCTGCCGTCTGGCCAGCAGTACGCAGAGCACCGTCAGCGCCGCCGCTGCCATCGTCAGGATCACGTCGAATATCATGCTCTGCTCCTCACTTCGCCGCGGCCTCGCCGCCGACGCCGATCAGGTTGATCGTCACCTTGCTCTCTCCCGTGTCCACGGGCCGGTCCACATAGCCGCCGTTCTCCGGCTGCTTCAGCGCGTTCAGGCTGCCCTGCGCGAGCTTGTTGTCGGAGACCATCCGCTCCAGCAGATACGCCTCGCGGTGGAGCTGCGCGTATTCGCAGACCTCCGCGTAGGCCGGGTCCGTCTCCGCCCAGCGCTTCAGCGTCGACCGGGAGATGCCCAGATACAGCAGCATCTGCGGCAGCAGCGGAGGCGCCTGCCGCGCCTCGCAGCGCTCGAGGAAGGCGTCCACCTTCTCCCGCAGCTCCTCCGGCGTGTAGCGGTAGCCGCCCTTCTTCGGGGCCGCGCTCTCCGCCTTCTCCGTGCCGACCTTCTGCAGCGCCGTCAGCCGCGCCTCGGCCACAGCAGCGCGGCTCTCTTCCCTCTTCCGCTTATGCTCGGTCTCCCGCTCCGCCTTCTCTTCCGGCGTCAGGTTCTTCGCGCCCTTCGGTCTGCCCATCGTCTCACCCCTTCGGGGTTCATGCCCCTATGTAGTCCCGCGACGGCTCCCCGCCGCAGAGGTAACTCTCGTAGTCCTGTCCCTGCTCGTCTTCCTCGTCCTCGTCGCTGTTCTTCTGGAGCTCCGCCGCCTGGACATGGCTGATGAGGAAGTACCTGGCAGCGTCCACGGTGTGCGTGATGTCGTGGGGCTGCTTCGCGCAGTCGTTCGGGTTCTGGTCGTCCGCCTGTATGCTCTCGATGTCCGAGATGACCTTGTTCAGGTTATCGAAGACCATCAGCGCGGGCAGCTCAGCGGGAGCTTTCCCGTCCGGCCACAGCGCCTTCACCTTCTCGTCCTTCAGCGGGATCGGCGCCATCATCTCCAGCATCAGCATATGCCCCTGCACACGGTTGTTGTCCGAGCGCAGGATCGGCACGCCGTTGGTCATGAAGACCTCGGCCATGGTCTTCTCCGATACCTTCTGCCGGTTCCACATATCCGGCGGGGCGTAGGTCGCGAGGATCTTCTCCCCCGGCAGCGTGTTGCCGGTGATCATCCCCGCGGCCTCGGAGACGATCAGGTCCTTCCGCTCGTACTCCCTGTAGCACCAGCAGCGCCCGTCCTCGTCCACCGCCCACCAGAGGCAGGCGAGCATGTCGAGGCCGTAGTCGAAGCTGCGGTACCTTGGCCAGTGCTCCGGGATCCGGAAGGGCTTCACGCAGTGCTTCTTCCGGCTGAAGTCCTTGAAGTAGTTCCCGCCGATCGCGTCCCAGTCGCCGTAGCGGTAGGCCCTCGCGTTCGGCATCTTGGCCACCGAGTGCAGGTAGCCCGGGGAGTTCTCCACCATCGCGAGGTTGTCCTCAGCCGTCGCGAAGATGAACCTGTAATCCGCCGGATTTTCGTTCTCCTCCGGGTTCTCCGCGTTCGTCACATAGTTCCGGTCGATGAAGAGCCGCTTCACCCAGAAGTGGCCCACGCCGCCCGGGTTGCAGGTGAGGTACATCCGGCGGGGGATCTTCGTCGTGCCGCGGAGGCAGCCGCCGAGGAAGTTGTAGGCCCGCTCGGAGAACTGGGTCGCCTCGTCGATGAAGATCCAGTCGTACTCCTTGCCGTTGTACTCGTTCTCGCTCTCCTCACCGGTCCAGTGGCCGAACTTGATGTAGCTCCCGTTCTCGAAGGTCATGATGTGCGTCGTGGAGTTGTAGCTCGCGATCGTCGACGGCACCATCGCGCAGATCGGCCGGATGTGGTTCTCCTCCAGCTCCGGGTAGTGGGCTCGCATGATCAGGATCCGGATCCCCGGGTATCCCACCATCGCCCCGAGCAGCGCCTTGACCCGCACCGCCCATGTCTTCCCGCCGCCCTTCGCTCCGCCGTAGCAGATGCGCGGTTCCGTCGCCTCGAAGAATTCGATCTGCTTCGGGTTCGCCTTCCCCGGGTCGAAGACCAGCTCCGCTCCGGTACCGGCTCTCCTCTTCGCCATGCCTGCCTCGTTTCTGTCAGAAGGGGCCGAAGGCTGCCGGAACGACGTCCCCGTGTTCTCCTGCCTGCCCCCGGCCCCGGTGCCATATTCGTGTCGCCGCTGCTGTTCTGTGCATCTCCGTCGCGCTGCTTTGCCGGTCAATGCCTCTGCACAGCGATGCGGCCCGAAGCTTTCCTCCGCCGCTGCCGCTCAAAGCAGGCCTCGTCCAAGCAAAGCCTTTGCACTGCCATTCTTTGCCTCGCCGTCGCCATGCACACCGAGGCTGTCCTGCGCCTTCGCCATGCAGACAAAGCTTCTCCTCTGCTCCGCGCTCCGATTCAGGTCTGCGCCTCTGCCCGGCCGCTGTGCTTCTCGGTGCTTAGCCTCCGCCCCGGAAAGCTGTGCTTGGCTGACGCCGCGCCGTTCTCTCCGTTCAATGCCGTGGCCATGCCAATCAGATGGAGCAGTTCCCTGCCATCGCGTCTCAGTCCAAAGCAAAGCCTCTGCATCTCTCCGCTTTGCCCCTGCCTGTCCCAGCTCACCTGTGCCTCAGCTGAGCCAGTCGGAGCTCTGCTACACCGCAGCCAGGCTTCCCTTCGCAATGCCTCTGCGATGCCCAGCCTTGCCATTCATCCCATCGCCACGGCATTGCACGACACTTCATTGCCTCTGCAGTGCCCTTCCGTCCAGTTCACAGCCTTCGCCATGCAAATCCTCGCCCTTGCCCGGCCAGTCAATGCCATAGCCATGATACGCTTCGCCGCCGCCACGCAGGCCGCTGCTCCGCTGTCCGGTGCATAGCCTTCGCCATGCCGCCCGGGTGTCTGCTCAGCCTTCGCAACGCTCCTCGCTCCATTGCCTCCGCCCAGCTCGTCCATGCCCAGCTCGGCTTATCAGTGCAAAGCCGCTGCTGTTCAACGCGGCTCTTAGCAAAGCCTCTGCGGTGCGATCCTTTGCCGGGAATGCCCTTCAGCGCGGCCCCCAGCGAAGCAAGGCCGTTGCCCCGGTACGAATTGCATCGCTATGCCATCGCTTCCTGCCCCTCTGTCCGCGGAGGGTCTGCCCTTGAGATGGCCGCGCTCAA